TGTTCCAAGATACTTGTCATTTGCGTCTTGAAATTTAGTCCAATGTGGATTGCTGTCTTTGCCTTCCATTTCGATTGTAATATCAGGATTACAATCTTTTTGTGCTTTCAACTCATCTCTAAAATAAGCATAGCCAAAATCTCTTGAACATGGTTGATATCGTTCTTCGTTTTCTTGTCTATCAATATTATCCATATCCCCATTTAATCTGAAATCAAAATGTTTAGAGATGTATTTATCTTCTTCATTAGCTTCTTCTGGTTTTCCCATATAGCCAAAATGAAAACAGCTATCCTTTGCAATCGTATTCACATTTGGATATTTGTCTTGAAGATAATGTGCCATGTCCACATCTTCTTTTGGATATTGTCTAGTTACACATTGTTGAGCAAGTTCCCAAGTTTTATCTTGGATTGCTTTGAAGTTTTCTCGTTCTTGGTCGAAAGCTTCTCTCTCTTGTGTGCGTTCTTGTTCGGCATAAGTTTTCATTTTTACTTTAACTTTATTCCGAAGTTCTTGATTTAGTCTTATTCGCATAATTGTCCTTTCATTTAAATAAATTTATAAATCATCTTGACATTTTTGTCAATAGGATTATATAAGATATATATTATTTATAAAAACTTAATATCAACCATAAAGCTAACCTGTGATTGGCAGAACAAAAACGCAATCACAGGTTGCAGAAAGCAGAAAAAATTTTTTTTATATCTACATAAAAAATCAGGGTTCAAGCTGATCCCTGATCAGTGATCTTAGTGGACTAGTTCCTGACAAGATCTATTAGTGCCGGGTTATTGCAATGACTTTGGTGTGAAGAGATCTGATCACTGGTCTGGGATCAGGTGTTGTAACTGCGGGAAATCAACCGCTATAACTCTGGATGCGCGCTTGTCATGACACAGCTAGTTTAATCGCCAGCGCACTAGCTCCAGTGTAGAACAACAACTGATCCCTGGTCCTATTCTGTGGATGATTGCGCATACACCCCACTCAGTAGGACCTGGGAAAAAAAATAAAAAATGATAATAAGGTCTCAAGCGGGGTGGGCCCTCCCGGGGTGGGCCCGCCCAGTATATATTAACCGCCATCCCCAACCACCGGCCAAGTATATAGGATTTTCTGAGATAAGTCAAATCACAAATTGTTACAAGAATAATTTAAAAATACATGTTGACAGCTCCGGGGCTCTGGGATATACTGGGATTAACAAAGGAGAAATATGAAGTTTGAAAAACCAAAAAAGAAATCGATTGACTGGTACGGATCCAAGGTGAGCGTTCCATTCGATTGTCAAATATATCCAGAAAAGCAGGTGACCATCGCTAACCGTTTCACTGGCCAAGAAACTAAGATGCCCGGCTACGCCGCGGCTGTCTATGATACCATCATCGGGGCTGAGCAATTTGAAGACTATGACACCGTCCGGGCTGGTCTAGACTGGTTCAAGCAATATTTTGCAGAGCAATACATGGTGGTCCTGGATTGATCGAGCTAGAATATAAAATAATTTATCAGATTGATGGGGACATCCCCATCAATCCTGCCTGGATAGGAGAACAGCTGCACCTGAGTGTCCAAGCTCTTCAAGAAAAAATAAACAAAAAAAATTTAACCGGAGACCACAAGCTAGTGATCAAGCTCCCAAGCGGGTGGGCCCTCCCAATAAAGAATAAGGCTGCAAGCGGCCAAGCTTGACAATCTGCAAGCTATAGGATATTATAGGATATGAATAAAAAAGAAGCTAAAGCAATAACCGGCGGCCTAAGCGCGCCGTCCAAGATGCCGGGACCAGCATTCAACCTGCCGGCTCAGGCATGCATTACCGGGGCCAAGCTGGTGAAGATCCCGGGCTCCGTCTGTTCAGGCTGCTACGCTCTGAAGGGGCGCTACCGTTTCCGGAATGTAAAAGAAGCGCTCGCGCGTCGACTGGCTGGCCTAACACATCCTGAATGGATTCCCGCGATGGTTGTATTAATTGATAATACTCCATGGTTCAGGTGGCATGACTCAGGGGACATCCAAGGTGTACAACATTTAAAAAATATTTTTGAAGTGTGCAAGCTCACGCCAGGGACCAGTCACTGGCTGCCAACACGTGAAGCCAAATTTTTGCCACTAAGTACTGACAGTATACCAAAAAATTTAATTATAAGATTGTCAGGACATAAAATAGATAAACCCGCGGCCGGCTTCTGGCCTTGGACATCCACCGTGGTGACAGTCGAGAAGAGCTGCCCGGCGGCTGAACAGGACAACCAGTGTAAAGATTGCCGCGCATGCTGGACTCGTGACGTCCCCAACATCGCATACGGTAAACACTAAATGAGACGACCAATCATCACACAACAATGGCTAGCAGAGTTCTACTCTGAAGGGCTCAAGCCCAAATTTCGAGGAGCGCTCAAGCGCACAACTCACAAGCCCTCAAGCAGGGTCACACAAGGAACCAAGCCACAAGCTAAGGGTTCAAGCTTTAGGCCTAAGTCAACAAGCTGAAGAATCTCGGATCCTGAATAAAGTCTAAAGTGCCCAAGCTCCCGGGAGCAGGCAACAAGCACATAGGAATTTCTGGGATGCTTAAGGTGGAAAGATATTTGGTGCGGGGAACAGCGTACCAAATTA